ACCACCCCACCATGTTTTTGTTTCTATTGGGTTATCGTCATCAACAAAGAAATCATCCCATTCAGGTTTGTAACCTTCTTTAGTTTTTGACTCTCTTCCCATTTCACCTGTAGCAAAGTCAATAACTCTTTCAGGTAATGTAATTAATGAGGATGCAGTATCCTGTATTCCTCCTCCTATTGCAGAAAATACTTCTTTAGTATATTCACCGGCTCCCCAGTTTTCTTTATTTCTGGTGTCGTCGATTTCTGCATTTCTTTGGTTTAGATCAGCTTGCGCTTGATTTTGTTCGGCTACTCTATTTGCCTCTGTTTGTTGCCTATACTCTGTCAACTGTTGTCGTTGTTTTGCAACTTGTGCAGCTTCTTCATCAGATATAGTATTTTCCGATTGATAATCGAGTGATTCTAATTCATCCATTGGGTACCGTAGTAATATTTCAACCTACGTTTGGTGCTGCCTTGGCTACACACCCTCCCGTAAGTTTCTTTTTAATTTCCAAAGTGGAACTAATTTTGCATCTTTGTTTTTATATATTTCAAATTCTTTCTTTGCTATTTCATGCTTTACAGGGTTAGGTTTATAAAGTAAATAACGAAGTACATTAGGTGGTATTTTTTCTAATGCTTTAGTGTCAACTGTTGGAGCCTCAAACCCATATAATCCAGCTTGTGCAGAAGCAAGTTCTTTAGGAAAAATATTATTGTCGTGAGCAAGACCAGAGTAGTAAGTAGGTACTGGACCTTTACCACCACTTAATGTCCATGCTTTTAACTCTTCTAATTCAGCATTAGGAACGTCTAGTTTAGTTGTTCTCCAATTACCGCTTGCTGGTTTAATTTGTAGTTGAGCATTGTTTAAAGCTTTTATTCTGCCTTCGTCGCTGTCAACATAAGTACGTTTGACATTAGCAGTTCTCCAAGCATCGTTACCTAATTGACTTATTAACTGTTGTTCAGCCAGATTTAAAGCATCTGATGGACTTTTTGTAAGGGTTAATTGATAATTATATTCTCTAACAAATAGTGCATTTGAATTTCTAAGTAAAGTATCAAACTCTAAAGTTGTTGTCTGCCCATCACCTAATACTAAATCAAGTGTTTCTGCAACTCTGTTCCTTACATACTTAACTTGACCAGTTCCTAAATCAGCCACTGAAGCAATTTGCGCTTGGTTATTCTCTACAGTGTTAGCTCGCCAATCATTTATAATTTTAGGACTAGCTTTTACTGTCTGTAACATAAGCGGCGTTACTTTACCACCGTTTGTTGCGGCATAACGTTCTAGATCTCGCTGTGTATCCTCATCATCTCTCCAACCATAAATAATATTATAGCCCTCGTCTGGAATAGATACTCCCGGGAAATCGTCATTTAACTTTCTAATAAAAGCAGCTCTTGTTTCAACAGTAGGATTCTCAATAGTTTTGAATGCTTCAATTCTAGAAAGTATTGCAGCATCTTCTTCGCCTTTTGTTTCTTCTCTACGTGTTGCATCAGCTTCCATTAAACGACCTTCTAAATCTCTCCACTCTTTGAAGATAGTCATGTCCTCAGTCTTCTTTGTACCTCTATGAAGTATCCCATGTTGGACTGTGGCAAGTGCTTGGTGTAGTGGAATGTCTCCTTTTAATACAGCATCATAAAGCACATCTGCATAAGCTCTTCTAGTTAATTCAAGACTGCCTCCATTGTTGTGGAGATTTCTCTTTACCCATTGCTCTGAGACATCTCTACCTCCAGCAGGGTCTGCTTTAATATTTTCTACTAAATCAAGTCTTTCGTTACTTTCTTCTAATTCTTTAGCTCTTTTGTCAAACTCTGTATTTCTAGTCTGTTGATCTGCAAGATCTACTCTGTCAATTTCTTTTTTAATTGTAGCTTGTAAAAGTACTGGACTAGCCCATGAAAATCTTGAAACAAATTGTGCTCTTATCTTTCCATCTAAACCATCGGCTTCAGCATCATTAGCTGGTGGGCGCATCCCTTCTCCATAACCAACTTTCTCACCATCAATAGTTACAAAAGCTGAGTTTCTTGAAGCTCTTTTAAATTCAGTATAATTACCAGCTTCTCTAAGAAGCATAGCTTTCTTATAAGAATGTAACTCCCAGCCAGACATATCACGGATTTCTTTTCCGAGTACAAATCTTCCTGTTTCTTGTTCAACTTCACTACCAATTCTTGATAATTCAATATCTTGGGTTTTCATATTCTCTTCTTCATTGAAGAGCATATTTAATTGTTCATAGTTGTAAGGAGAGTTGACTGCTGCAATAGCTCCTCTAGCCATGTCTTCTTCTTTTCTTTTTTCATAAAGTTCATCAGCAAACCCTTTGACTGATTTAGAAAATTTACCTAAAGACTTGTAAAGGTTGGCAGTGTTGTCTACCTCAGCTTGGTCGTTTTTTCTAAGTGCATCAAAGTACTCAGCTTCTGATCTTTCTATTCGAGCATTATCTGCTTCCTGCTCCGGCATTACGTCTACCTGTTCTACAGGATCAAACGTTCCGCCTTGGAAACTATATGAGTCTGTCATAATTATGGTTCTTTGTTAGCGTAATAGGCTCCTGCTGCATCGAATCCAGCACCGGCTAATCCTAAGAATAGTTGTGACCCTACGTTCTGCATTACAGGTGCTGGTGGTGCAAGATCTGGTGTTGGTTGTATTGCTACTTTTCCAAATAACTGATTTTGTTTCGACCTAAGTTTTCTAGCTACGCCTGCATTATGGTCAAAGTACGCATACTTACTTAAAGTTAACGCTCTAGATCTTTGAGCATTAGACCTACCTAAGTCAGCTAAGTTAGTACTAATCATTCTCTGAACTGTAGCTCCTCTTATTCCACGTTCTGCGGCAGAAGCTTCTATAGCTCCTTCAGCTTTAAGCATTGATTTAAAATCTTCTTGATGGTCAAGCATTGCTTTAGAACGTATATTATTTAAACTAATTTGAGATTGGGAATACGCGCGTTGAGCAGCTATATTAGCTTCACTCAAATTTGTTTTAAACTGAACTATCTTAGTTTGATATCCAGATCTGTCACGCATATATCTATTTTCTCTGACTTTGAGTTTATACTCGTAGTCTTTTCTTTTGGCTTCGTTTTGTTGTCTGGCTTGTTGAGCACCACCTATGGCACCTATTGCACTTGATCCGAAAGCCGCTGCTGCTGGACTGCACATATTCGTACAAATTCTATAAAGGATAAATTGTTTGGTCCGTAAGAAAATTTCCTAAGAAATTTAAAACCTAAAAACCTAAGTAACTTTAAATGAACTCTGTTTCTTTCGTCAACAAAATTCCACAGTAACTTTTCTTTTCTGTTGTTCACATACCGTTTTGCTTCACGAGCAAAGGTATGAGGATAGTCATAAATAGCATCTGTACATAGCATCCATATTTGTCCATTGTCGTAGACTCCTGCCATGCCTGCTATCTTTCCGTTAGGTACCTTAAAATACACTGAGTCGCAGTTTTGGTAACTTACAACTAGAGCATTTTCAGGGTCATGTCCATGACCTTCAGTAACCTCTTTACGGTCATCGGGTAATAAATTAGAAGCCACCTCAAGGGCAGCTTCCAATGTTGCTGGGTGAATGTATTTAGACACGTTGATAAAATTTAGTATTATAAGCTCCTTCCCATGTCAAGTTATGTATTGTAGCTGGAGCTGGGTGAGTTGATTTAATTGTTAATGCTACGTTTGTATTTGCATCGTAAATAGGTACTTCTCTTATTATATTATCATCTACTGTTGATGAAGTATTAGCTGCATACTGGTCAGCACCTGTTAATTCAAATAGTTCTGTGTATGCAATTCTACCTGTTCTATTTAATGTTGTTTCATATAAACCTACTGGACCAAATCCTAACTTAGCTCTATGTAAAACAAGACTAGATCTAGTATCAGCTTTAAATGTCTCACCTTCTCTAATTGTGTAGTAGAGAGTGGGTAAGTCAACTTGCATAGTAAACTGATGACCAATCAAAAATGTTTGACTAGACCAGTTTCCATCTATTTCTAGATTACTACCATTGATAGTTATTAGTCCATATCTACCTAGTTCAGTACCAGAGTCAACATCAAAAGCTGCTAATTGATTTGTACTTTCTATACCAGTCGGTTTAGAAAATGTAGTTTTTTTAGTTGTAGCGTTGTAAGTACTAGATCCTGTTGTTACTGACATTAAATGATCTAAGTGTACTCTATTCTCTGCAATAGCAAGAGTATTAGAATCCATTTTTATCGCATATTTAAGTAACTGATCTTTACTATTATTACGGACAACTACATATAAATTATCATCTTGCATACAATGGTATTGAATTGTTCCAGTCAATGTCCATCTAAACCAAGCTGCTAATTTTCTTTCTCTAATATTGTCAAAGTATTTGTAACCATACAAAGTAGATGTACCTTCTTCACTGAAAAAAATTACAGAGTTTTCTCTAGAGTTAGATATAAGTTTTAAATCTTTCTCAAATAATCTAGCAACTACTGCACTCTGTTCAATTACTTCTGGTTCACCTTCTCTTTGTACCTGTGTCATTTCAAAAAATCTTGAGAACTTACCGGCATTATCTAAGAAACCAATTGTAGTACCAAGAGAGATAGGGTTAGTTGCAAAATTAAAGTTATAAGTAGAAAGAGAATTAATTTTAGCTGTAGTGGGACTAAATACATCACTGTCTGTAGTAAGCATGAATTGTTGATTTTTAGAAAATAATAATAAACCTGTGTTTACTTGTATTCCGTCAAACAAAACTGCTGGGTATTCCGAACTAGCTGCTATATCTATTGGGTCACTAGCTATAAGTGTTATAGCTGACTTAGCAAAAAAGTTAGTAAAGTCTCCGGGACGTGACATAACTATATTTTCATCAGCAAGTATTGCAAATCTGTTTCTGAAAAACAACATCTTACTAATAGTCTTACCTATAAACGATGGTTCAGGGTTAGTAACATCATCACCAACTAAAGCATCATCCCACTGAGGTACTGCTGGTTGTGTTACTCCTCCAATACTATATGTAGATCCATCAAGTTCAGATAATCTAAAATTACCATCAGCAGTTCTTATAAGAATTACTGGCATTTTAGATCTTTTTAGTCTAATAGTTCTACCCGGCTTAGCACATTCTTCCCATGTACCCTCACCATCTTTATCATTATTACCAAAAAATTTGACGTAATGATTATCTTCTTCAGCAACACTATTAACAACCTCTACAACCATCCCGTGCTTGCACTGAGACGGTAAATCACCAACATCATTAACTTTACCAGCTACAACATTTAACAGCTCTCCTACGGGCGTAGAAGCGTTGAATATAGAACTACGTTTTATATGTAGTCCTGTACCAATAGTTGTTATATCTGAGTTAGAAAAACTACCACCAGCTATTAATCCTGTTCTAATATCACCAAGAATACTTTCAGCAGTAACAGTAGTTTCTGTGTCAAATGGTGTTGGGTTAGGTCTAACTAAACCAAGGTTTGCTTGTACTATAGATTCACTGGTTGCTTCAATAGTTACTTTGTAATAAGCATCTTTCATAAATACATAGAAGTAGTCACCTGTTAGCCAGCCTTCTCCACCATGTAATAAATCATGTGTAGTTGTGTATCTAGCTTGATAGGTAACACTACTTCCAGAACCAAAAGGCACTGATTGACCAGTTGTAGCTATACGAAAATATAAATTATTTCTACCAGTCTGACTGCCTTGGTTAGCTGCATTAAATATATTAACTGTGTAACTGTAAGCGATGTCTGATTTGTTTCCATTAGCTAACGTTCCACCAGCAGCTCCCTCGTCAACAAGAGTTGTACCAGTACTAACACTAAAAATATTTGTAGCTGTATTAGGTGCAAATGAATCTCTACCATCTCCAGCACTTTCATCACATCTAGCACTACTTGCATCACCTCTGGTCGCATGTGTTCTCATAAAACCATTGCTATCACAATAGTTATTACTAGAGTTAACAAGACTTACTTTAATACGTGTAGCTGTAGTGACTGTTGAAGTATTTGTATTGTCAAAAACATTTAACGCATACTGTTTTGCATAAGATATAGTTTTTAACTCAACAAAAATTTCTTTCTGAAAATTTGTGTCAGGTTCTGTAGTAGTGTCCATCTCAGTAGTGATGGATCTGTTGTTAAGATAAGTAAAGTCATTAAGAGTTAATGTCTGTATATCTTCATCACCTGTATGTGTTAAATATGTGTTGTTACCTATTCCATTAACTACACTCTTCTCAGCTCCAGTTAAACAGTCCCACATTCTGACAACACCATCACGTGCTATCTGTCCTATGTACTGTTCATTTTCATCACGATAGTAATGAAACCATTTACCGTTAGTTGTGGAATTATTTGAACCATCAGATAAAGATGCCACAAACTTTCCAGCCGGTCTTTTTGTTAGTCCTTGTGTAACGTCAGGTAAGGCGTTCACCATGTCTTTTACCTGACCGGGAACCATTAGTTCGTCAGGTTGTTGTGAAATGCCAGCCGTTAACGCTGGGATAGTTTGTGTAATGTTTGCCATTATGCAGTCCTTTTCTTTTTTTTCTTTTTAAGTTTTACTCTTTTTTGAATTTTTATAATGTTTGGTTTATTCTTATATCTTTCAGGGTCGAGTCGTTCTACATAATCAGGTCTTCTGATTGTTTTAATTTTTAAGATGTTGTTAGCCATTATCTAATAAGTGCTTTGTAAGGTTGATAAGATCTGTAATTACTTTCATGTGGAAATCCAAAGAAAGTATGGTCGCCCTGTTCACAATCGTACTCCAATGCGGTTGCTTTAGTTTGAGCTTCTTCTAATTGAAGTAACTTAACTAAATCTGCATTAGCAACTAATTGTGTTGCAGCTCTTACTGATGCTCTAGCAATTATATACCTTTGAATAGCTGGAGGTACATCATTGAAAGCTAGTAAGTATGTTATGTCAAAATATAAATTTCCAGTAAATACAAATGTATGATTAACATTGTCATATAACTTTCCATCTTTCCTAACTACATCTTTGCTTCTATCATACAAACCTTCATGTACGTCGTATCTAAGATAGTTAGTAGGAATTATGTAGTGACCATTAGTGTCAGGAGATATTAATACGTGGTCTTCTTTATTAAAATGCCAACCTTCGTTTTGCACGTCTTTTGTAACTTCCATTAGAAGTCCATGTATCAATGCAATCTGTGGGTTGGCAAATGTGTTTACTAATTCTTGCCCTGTGTTAGTGGCATCTGTTGTCACCGTTCCTAGTGTAGTAACAGGTGATTGACCAATGCTACCCAAGATAGAGTTAACTGCGGATAGTTCGGTATCGGTTGCTATTTGAGTAGTCAT